ATGGATGGTGTCATAGTGACTAGGGTCTATGACCAGGGCTCCGCGTCTCAGCGCGGGGCCATTTTTTTTGTCCTGGCCTGGCCTGGTCGATGTGGGAGTTTGTCGAAAGCCCCACCTTGGGGCGGTGCAGGCGACCGGGCTCGAACCGGGGCCTCTACACTCAAACGAGGGCACCCTGAAAGGGGAGTGTAGCGCTCTACCACTGAGCTACGCCTGCAAGTGCCCCGGCGCTCGCTATGCACGCCGGGGCGGTCTTCATCTTACGCCGGTGGTAATGTCGGCGACCGGCGGCGCCGTCTCGTGTCTCGCCAGGGCACCTCCCCCGTTGACGAGACAATCTCTGCTGCCTAGCCAAGAAGCCCTGCGTCTCGCTTCACGCTCTGCGTCCCCAGCTCCCGCCCGGCCTCCAGTTCGGTCAGGCTAACGTAGGTCTGGGCCCGTGAGCCTTGCGGCTTCTTCGCCCCGCTGGAGAGGCGCTTCGGCACGCCCCGGCGTTTCATCAGCTTCACCAGTCCGTCGTAGGTGCCTGGAAACGCGTTGTCGCGCTCCGCAAGCGTCCGCACCGCTACAAGGGTCTCCTGGGCCTGCCGCTGAACGATGCGCTCCAGCCGACTCAGCTTCTCCTCCAGCTGGCCCACGCGGTCTCGTAAGTCCTCTTCATTGACATCTGCCATGGGGCGCTCCAGAAGATGACTCCAGAAGATGATGAGGGTGTCAGATCGTAGATCGTCTTCGTGAACCTCCGGACCCGGCGCGACTCTCTTCGCGTGCGGCCGTTATGGGGGAGACTATTTACAGGCCAGATTTTTGGAAAGACCTGCAGATTACTTGCCCCCTCGCCGTGGGAGGAGCTATCGCTCGTGTAGCGCCTGGGCGTCCTCGTAGGCCGCCTCAAAGAAGCGCCAGGCCTCCTTCATCTCCCGCCGGGCGTCGTCGACGTTTCCCTCCTTTAGCGCATCGTCGGCACGGCTCATGTGCTTCTGCACATGGCTCATCTCCTCCATGAGGCAGTCATCCGGGTCGTGCCCCTCCGCGCGTCGATGCGTGGCGTAGGTGACCCGAGCATGCCGTCGACCTGAATGCTCACGTCCCGCTCATCGCAGAGCCAGGAGCTGAGCTCCTCCCGCTTCTGGGGGCTCAGGTGGCAGTCCCCACGGGCAACCGCCCGGATGTGCTGGGCTGTGCAACCGATTTCCCGCGCCATCTCCCCCGGGCCCGCGATGGACTTGCGCAGGATGCGGTTCAGGGCGCGCTGAAAGTGGGTGTCGTGACTTGAAGGCATCGGGTGCGGCGGGCGTCAGGCTTGAAGGCGAGGCGAGCAACGGAAGCGGCCTGCAGAGGTGTGAGTCGTGCGGCTAGGCTGGGATGCAACTCGACTCCTCGATGCGCCCCAAAAGCATGTCGCGCACGTACTCCGACATGGAGGAATATCCGGCTTTCGCGGCGTCGACGCGCACCTGCTGCTTCTCATCCTTAGAGACAGGGATATTGAGGCGCTTTTCCCGTCGGTGGTTGGATCTGTCGGCCATTGGCCCTAGGTTGGCTGTGCATCTTGATCAATGTGTGCAAATTAGACCGCTCGCGAACCCAATGGATTCAACGGTTTCATAAAGAAAATATGAAGGCTGCAACCTCTGAAACCGACCGGTTCCCCGATATGACTGCCTCAGAGGCAATAAAAGAGGTTCTGCGCGAAGGTGGCGTGGGAGCTATGCAACCGAAGGACCTATCGGATGCAACCGGCAAGCCACGTGCAACAATCAAAAGCGCTGTTCGGCGTATGCACGATGCCGGAGAATTGGAAAAACTTGACAAGGGACACGGCCTTTACACTCTGCCTTCATCTGGTGATAATGGGGGTCCTGATGGAGGAGATCTCCCAGGTGCGAGTCATCCAGAAGATGATGACCTCTCATCTCTTTTGCGGAGCCAGACCACGATGGAGATTCACACTAAGGCAGAGGCCGCAGCAGGTAACGGGCGCATTACATACCCAGACGCGCACACGTACACCGTGGACGTACCGCGTGCCTTTCTGAGTGAGCTACTGGGCTTTCATCCACGGCAGCGTAGCTTGGAGGCTACACGTCCACATGCCGCGCCGCGGTCCCCGAGTATTCTCGCGCGACCGCATGCAGGGCCCGCGCAATCGGCTCTTGAGTGCGCACCTGCCCCGCCATTTCGTCCCAGCGAGTGCGGTAGATGCTCCACCTTTCGTGGATGGCGTCGAGCTGGGCCGCGTCCTCCATCACCGCTGCGATCTGCTCGCCGAGCGCGGCGCTGAAGGTTAGATTCGTACCGTTCAGCACGTCGAGGCAGGCCTTAATCTCGTTCTGGCCCCACTCCGCGGCGCGAAGGGTCTCCCGCGCGTCGCGGTAGCGCTGCAGGCGCTGGCGAGCGGCCTCTTTCATGTAGCCGCCGATGTTGCCGGTGATTTTCAGATCCTCCTTCATCTGGGAGGTCATCCGCACAGGGTGCGTAGTGTCGGTGGTGGGCATGGTGTCAGAGTTTTTCCAATGGGAGGGGATGACGTCGTAGGAGTGCCCCGGCCGGATGGCGACCCGACCGGGAGAGTCTCGGCCCCACACCACGGCCCGAGCGTGGCTGCAGCCCAGGTGGGGCGGGTCAGGTTACGACATTCGACTCAGCGCACGCAGGGCATCGCGGAAGCTGTCGTAATAATGCTCTAGCCCGAGCTCGGCGCCGTCGTCGGAAAAGACGATATTCCAGTCGTCAGTTGTCACGTTGCCTGTGATTCCGTACTCGGAGCCGTCAGGGTACAGCGTGAAAAAGTCGTCCTCCACGTGACGCACGACCGGCTGATCATTTTGCATTGCCGGAATGTTAAGCACAGCTGCGGCCTTGCACGAAAGGCGGCGCTGCAGGGTATTGATCTGGTCGCGAGTGAGTTTTGTCGTGGTCATGGGGCTGAGTGTCTGTGATTGAACAGAGAGTGAGCGTTCGCGTGGCTACCGCAACGCCGGACCGTGACCGATTCTGTCATCCGGCCCAGCGTTTCGCCCGTGCCACCGGGCTCGTCAGGCGGCCCTAGTTCCAAGCCTGGTGCGTTACCACTGTGACGCCGAGGGACGGGAAGCGCATCGCCCGATACCCGTCGTCAGAGAAATCATCAGCGGACAAATCTTCTGCGTGTGTCTTCATCGCCCGGACAGCAGCCTCGGGAGCGGTGCATTCCTGGTACCCAGACAGGTCGTCCCCCTCTTCCGTGAGATACATTCCGTTTGCGAGAACGTCTCGTCCGTGGCGGTAATCGTCGCGAAGGCCGGGAATGCCAGGCGATCCGCTCCAGTTGACGATAGCAATTTCCCCGCTTGGGTACTGGATGGCGCCGCTTTCGCGTTGCATTACGTCATCGAGCGTTCTGGGGTTGTCTTTGGTATCTGGCATGGTGTTGTGTGGTGTCAGGGGAAAGGCTCGTCAGCGCGGCTGTGAGCCGCGGACGCCGCCCGAAGTTTTTTTCATCGGGGGGCGTTTCGCCCTGTGGTTATGCGGCCTGCTTTTCGTAGTGGTGCTTGACCTCCTGCTCCCACTCAGCGAAGTCCTGCTTAGCGTCGTCCAGATCGTCGTAGAAGTGGACGAAGCGCCCACCCCCATCGGAATCCTCAATGATGAAGAAATCATCAGAGGTCTCGATCAGAAAGGCGCGTTCGCGCTCGTAGTTATATCCGGCATCTTGTGGTCCGGGGCCACTAGGGTGTCGTTCTCAGCCGCAGCGAGCAGTGCTCGTGCGATGGGAGTAGCGGAGTCGTCGTCGATCGTCTTGCGGGCGTGGTCAAACATTTCGGTGTGGTCTTGATTGAGCAGAGAGTGAGCGTTCGCGTGGCTACCGCGACGCTGGGCCGGATGACAGAATCGGATCACGGTCCAGCGTTTCGCCCGTGGCCAGACGGGCTCATCAGGCGGCTAGGCAGACGCGACCTGTGCGCGGAAGTTCTCCTCGGCCTGGTGCGCCTCCCATTTTTGGTCGATGTAGCGTGCCGTCCCGCGTTTCGCATCGCTGAGAATCTTGGAGTCTGACTTGCCCTGGAGCCAGGAGTCATCGTGGGGCATCTCAAGCCCTCCGTAATGCTGGATGGCGTCGTGGCGCTTGGCGTGGCGCACATCGCGGATGCCGAGTTTGATGGCACGCTCGCGCGTGATCCGCTTCACGTCGTCGTGGATGGTCTTGAGCCGCTCCTCGTTCTCAGAGCCAGCTTCTACGACAAATACAGTGTACTCGTTTGAGAAGTCGCGCGGATGTCGGGCGTAGTAGCGGTTCATGGGTATCGGGGGGTTAGTGGTCTTGAGTGAGCGGTATCGAGGACTCGTCAGGCGAGCTATCAGCCCGCGACGCCCGAAAGCCGGGCGTTTCGTCCTCAGCCAGAGGCCATCGTCAGGCAGCTACGACGTGATGGTGCGCGAGCTCCGATCTTCTATGTGGTCGTAGATCGCATCTTCGTCGTCAGCGATGGCCGCTGGGATCTGGTACACGTGCCAGTCCCACCCCTCCTCTTCGCCCGTGTCGCTCAGGATGTCGTCACTGAAGACGCCGAAGGCTTCGTGCATATCTTCCCCCTCAGCGACATACTGGAGTGTGTGCGTGTACCCGTTGTCTGTGGCGAAAATCGCGAAGGTTTTTTGGTCAGTAGCAGTCATGATCTTGAGTCTGCTTGAGTGAAAAGTTGTGAGTGAGCCTGTCAGCCGGGCGCTTACGCCTCGGTGATGTGTCCCGGCTCCAGCACGCGGATCGTCTCGTGCACTTCGTTCTCGATGTTCTCATCTTCGTACCGCACGGCGTATACGCCCTCAGACACCAGCGCGTCCTGCACCTGCGGGTCGTCCAGCAGCAGGTAGAAGAATGGCGAGTCGGCTTCGATTCGATTTGGTCCCTCGCGGTTCAAGCCGTACTCGTCGGCGACCTCTACCACGATTTCCGCGCCGTCTGCGGTGCCATCAAACTCCACCTCGTGCAACGTGTCGCCGTAGGTCTGGGCAATCTCTCGATCAGGCGTCAGGCACACGTCGTATCGACCCCGCTCGGGGTTCTCACCGTCGAAGTCAATGTCAGTGTCTGTGCCGTGGTAGAGCATGAGATTCGGCGTCTTGAGTGCGCTGTGTCGTGTCGTCCCTTCCCTCCCTTTCTTGCGTTGGCTTGTATATACAAAAGGGGGTCCCGGTTCCGTAATGTATATACATTTATCCTTTCTTCATATTAGCACAGCGGGATTACCCCATGCATCCAAGCGCTGGGATGGGGACCACATGCAGGTGGTGTGAGTAGGGTGCGGCACAACGTCGAAAACGCAGCTGAACCGGGGAGGAAAAGGGACGAAACAAGGACGTAGACAGCAGCGATTGAAGACGGCACCGGCCCGGTTTCAGCTGACGTGGCGAGTTATGCATCGCGATCTTTACTGATAAACGAAATCTATGGTTGAGATAGACACACGTTACGGTGATTGTTGGGTGGTAGATAGTTGGCCCGATGAGTGGGGGCTACCACCGGTTGGCGCACATATTTGTATCGATGACTCACGATACAGCTGGCCGCACCAATGGGAAGTCACAGATTGTCACGTAATCTCCACGCCACGTGACGACGACCGATTTATAGTAGTCAAAGTGCGACCCTGGAAGCTGAAAACTCGGCTCAAATGGCGATGGAAAAAAATTGTCTATGAGTGGATTGGGGGTGAGCGTAACAACTGGTTTGAACCCTACGCTTCTTCTGAAAAGCACCCGATTGAAGACACCCCTGAGAGGAATAGAGTAAAGAGCGATGCATAACGAAATAGCTCATGTGCGCGGGGCGAGAAGCATCTCGATTCTTACTCAACAGCAACGATAATCATGTCCGACTCCAAGCAGAACGATGTGACGACCACGAATGGAAACAGCAACAGCCCCGCGTCAGATGCAGCGGGAGTTGTGCCGCTTGCGAACACGCGCTGCGCCCCTTAGTATGCGTAGTCCCTGGCCTGGCCGCAGCCGCGCGGCGTATGACCATAGAGATCCCAGATGAGCAGGTCCCAGAAGACCTTACGGAGAAGGCAGTGCGCGCCCTTGTGGCGTACATGACCCTCGATGCTCCGGGCAGCAAGATGGAAATCGAGCGCGGTGGGGACGGGGCGCATCACGTGAGGGTGTACGAGGGCACTCGCCACTACGAGCGCGCCGAGGACTGACATTTCCGACGACGCCACCCTTGACGAGGGCGGCTCCCCTGACTGGCACGAGTGCCGTGCTGGTGAGGAGGGCCGCCCTTTTCTTTTTTTGCTGACAGCGACGCTTATGCGCACTCATACCACCGAGTCCGGACGCGAGATCAGGCTGAAAGACGCGTCTGTCGACGCTGAAAGCGTCGCCCCGGGCGTGCTCGACGACGTCGTCGAAGCCGCCTTTCCGAGCTACGACCAGCGTGGCAATCTCAGCAACTTTGTCATCACCTCCGCCCACGACGGCACGCACTCGGAAGGGTCGCTCCACGATGATGGGCTGGCGGTCGACATGCGGGTGTGGGGCTTCAGTGAGGCGGAGGCCAAGCGGACTACGGCAGAGATCCAAGACCGGCTCGGGGAGCGGTGGGACGTGATCTACGAGGGGACGCACATCCATGTCGAATACGACCCTGCGTAGCGTCATGGATCAAGGAGTCGTCTCCGTACCGGTGTGGGTGATCGCCTCCATCGTGGTGCCTGTGGTCGTGGGCGCCCTGGAAATCATGCGCCGCCTCGGCCTGCGCGAGCTATCGCGGTGGGAGGATCGTGTGAGCGACCTGGAGGCGCAGATCGACGACCTAGAGCACAAGATGCAAGGCGACCACGATGGCGTCGCGGGAGAGGTGGGGGACCTCAAGGACGAGATCCATGCGCTGCGAAACGACATGAAGCGATGACGACACCTGTCCTCGACAGACTGAAGGCGGCACGCGAAAGCGGCCTGAGCGGCGACGTGGCCGCGGGGGCACTCGCTGCACTGATCATAGGGCTCCCCCTGCACCTTTACGGGCCCGGAGGTGCCGTGATGGGGGTACCGATGTCGGTGGTATGGGCGGGCGTGGCCGGCGTGGCTGTGGCGATGGGGTCGATGGCGCTGCTCACTGATGCCGACCGCAATGACTGATCTTCTCACCGCTGCCAACCTGGGCCGGGTCGTGCTGGCCTTGGCCTTGCTGTCAGTAGGCTACTACGCAGGGCAGGGCGCGAGCTCGCCCCGCGTGGTGACCGAGACGGACACAGTTCGGGTGGAGGCCCCAATGGCGCTGGGCGACCTGGTGGATGCGACGACGCCGCAGGAGGTGATTGAGTACCAGGCGCCCGATACAAGTGATACTCGCACAGACTGCATCGAGGTGCCGACATGGCTGTCGACACGCTTTACGACCAGTACCTCAAGCAAGCCCGCACCGGTCTCCGGCGCAGCGATGCAGAGTGGCGAAGCTGTAGCCGCACTGCGCGGGCCCTCGTCGACGCAAAATGGCGCGAGAGATGGCCACGGTTACACCATTACACCGCTGACGAGCGGGCGCCCGCGCCTCTCCGTGGGGAGCAGACAGGTCACGCTTTCGGCCATCGACCCGCGCAGCGGAGCGGGTAGGCGGTACACGTACGACGTGCCCCGCCCCGAGTGGGCGCTCTGGCCGGAGGTGGAGATCCGCACGACCCCCTGGGGCCTGGAGGCCTCCGCTGGGGCCGCGCTTCGGTGGCGCGATTGGACCGTGACGGGGGGGTACACAATCGGCGCTGATCGGCGTGGGTGGGCAGTGGGGGTTCGGTGGCGGCCGGTTCGGGTGACGTGGTAACGTTAAGGTATGAAGAGCATCACGGCTCGGCATCGACGATTTGTTGAAGCCTATTGCGAGCACTTCAACGGGGCTCGTGCGGCGCGTGAGGCGGGGTATGCAGAAAGCACAGCAGCACAGCAAGCTAGTCGCCTCCTCAGCGACCCCGACATCAGCCAGATGGTGGAGGCGCGGCTTGAGGACTTGGCCATGTCTTCTGCCGAGGCGACGAAGCGCATGGCCGACATCGCTCGGTCGGATGTCTCAGATTTCTTCAAGGTGGTCGAGTACATCGATGATGATGGCAGTGAGAGGACGGCGCTTACTCTAGACCGAGAGGCTGTCCTGGAGCATGGGGGCGGCATCATCAAGGCAATCCACTGGAACGAGGACGGCCGTCCAAAACTGAAGCTCTACGACGCGCAGCGGGCCCTGGAAAAGATTCTGAAGGCGCACGGGGAATTTAACCACAAGCAAGAACATGAGCACAGTGGGCCGGACGGCGGCCCGATTCGGTGGGGGCCACCTCTTGAGGAGGATACCGCCAACAATGAATGAGTGGAACCCAACATTTGAGCCGTTTTTCCGCGCTAACGAGCGCTACCAAGTTCCGTATGGGGGGTCTGGTAGTGGCAAGAGCGTCGCAGCGGCCCAAAAGATGATCCGCCACGCAGCGGAGGACGGGGGGCGAGTGCTCACGCTTCGAAAGGTGCAGAAGACGTGTCGCAACTCGTGCTTCCAGCTCTACAAGGACATCATTGCCGCCTACGGGCATACCCACCTTGTCGGGATCAACAACACTGAGATGCGAATCGACTTTCCAGGGGGCGGGAAGATCATCCATGCAGGCCTCGACGATTCAGAAAAGCTGAAGTCGGCGGCTGGCATCACGCGGATATGGGTCGAAGAAGCAACGGAGCTGGAGTTCCCGCAGTCGGAGCAAAAAGAGCCGGATCTAGCGCAAATTGACCTTCGACTTCGGGGCGTCGACCCTAAGATGAGCCCCGCCATTGTGCTCACTTTCAATCCGACCTACGCGGCGAAAGACATCTTTGAGTACCTCGGGGTGCCGGATACGGACCTGCCGACCCACGAGGCGCGCCGCTACGGGGAAGACGTCTATGTGCAGCACACGACCCACGAAGACAACCCCTACGTGGGGGAGGGGTATACGAGCGCCTTTACAAGGCTCGGAGGCGCGATGGCCGCCGCGTATGATCGAGGCGAGCTCGTCATCGTCGACGACCCAGACCAGGTCATCCCATACCAATGGGTGAAGCGCGCCACTGAGGTAGAGCCAGAAAGCGGCGTGCAGCGCCTTGGGGTGGACGTGGCGCGCTTTGGGGACGACGACACTGTGCTCGCCTACTGGACTGGCAACTGTCTCACTAGCTTAGAGCGCTTGGATGACGATGATACTCAAGGCACCGCAGCGTCGGTCGGGACGCGCATCGCCCGCCAAAATATTGGGGCGGAAAATGTCGGCGTTGATGCGGTCGGGGTCGGGGCCGGTGTGCTTGATCGCCTCCACGAGGATGGCTATCCCGTCACTGAGATCGTGTCGGGAGGGAAGCCGGCCCCCCGGGAAGGGCGCGGTAGAAGCGGCCGCGAAGACGAGTTCCGGTATAAGAATCTGCGCTCACAGATGTGGTGGGTGCTTCGCGAGGCCTTGGAAGAGACTCGCGTCTCGCTAGCGAAGTGCTGCCCACAGCAGCTGCTGGAAGATCTCTGTGCGCCTCGCTACCGCATTCAAAGCGGTGACACTGTGGAGGTAGAGCCCAAGCGTGGCCGCACTAAAAATTGGGGCATTCAGAACCGGCTCGGGCGCTCTCCTGACGATGGGGATGCAGCCGTTTACGGGTGGGCCCTCACCGAGCTGATGCTTGATTCTTCGCAACCTGGATTCGTGATCGCATGACACACCTGCTGATTTGGATGCTCCTGTACCCGCTCGTGGCGGCTGCCGACACGGTGGCACGCGCCCGGGTGTGGGATTTCAACATCGGTCGCCATAATGCGACCCATGCGGCCGTCTACGCCACTGGCACACTCACTTTTCTGGTCCTGCACTATGTTTGACTTTGGGACGCACACCCGCGCGGACGGCGACGTGGTGGCCCCGCGCACAGATGTGAAGCTTTCGCAGGTGCTTGGGCTCTCCGATCGTGGGCGCCCCTCCGAGCAAGAGATGCGCCAAAAACTGCGTGGGACGCTGGAAGCATGTCTGCGCACGCGCGCACAACTCTTTGCCCGCGCGTGCACCGCAGGCGGGGAGCATGGGGGCTGGGTGGTAAAGCGCCGCACAGGCGACGGCATGGAGCGCGTTGAGGACGGGCACCCGTGGCGCAAGCTCTTGCGCGCCCCAAATGAATATCGCTCTGCCTACGTCTACTGGTACTGGGTGCGCCTTTGCGCAGACCTGCAGGGTCAGGCTCCGTCCGTGGTGCGCACTGATGGGCTCGGCACCCCTGAGGCGCTCCTGGAGGTGTACCCCTCCTTTGGCTACATGCGGCAAAAACTGAACCGCGAAGGTGGCCCCGCCGGATACGTGTACCACCGCCGGGATGGGCAAAACAAAAACCTTGCCCCCGAAGACGTGATCACCGTGCGCCGCATGGACCCGACGTCGGCGTACGGCTCCAAGTCAATTCTTGAAAGCTTGGCCTATGAGGCGGGGAGCGACCGAGCCGCGGCGGAGTACCGGCAGAAGACCTACAGCGAAGGGCGCCCGCCCCTCTTGTACTTGTCCACAGAGGCCAACATCGGGGCAACGAAGGCTCGCGAGCAAGGGCAGCGGTTCCGAAACGAGTACCTTCGCCCCAATGGCGAGGTGAAGGGCGTCCCTGTTTTTCACGATGGCATGGAGCCGGGGGCCTTCGGGATCGACCCGGACACCTTCCAAATGCTTGACTCGCAGAAGCTTGACCACGACGTCATCTTCCGCGTCACGCGGGTCAACAAAGCCTATCTAGACCAGGGCTCTAACCGCGCGGAAGCGGAGCAAGCAGAGCGCTCCATTATGACAGGCACCATTCAGCCGCTCTTGAACGAAGCGGCGTCGCAGCTCACCCTCAGCCTGCGCCGGGCGTTTGGGGCGGACGAGTCGCTACAAGTGGTGCCCCCCGACGTGACGCCCGTGGACCAGAAAGAGCAGGCCGACATCCACAGCACACAGCTCGAAAGTGGAGCCAAAACGCTCAACGACATCCGGCGCGAGCTTGGGGAGGAGGAGTACGACATGGACGTGGCCGATGAGCCGCTCATCCCCCGAAACCGCGTGCCGGCGTCAATGGCTGGCGCGTCACCAGCGGAGGGAGCCGAGCGGGGTTCATGGGCCCCAGAGGATGACCCAGGCGCGGACCCCGCGGATTTTCTGTAGGCTCGGATGCTGGCGACATTCGAGCCGCGACACGCCGACTCTTTCAGCGCGAGACGCCGAGCGAAGAGGATCTCGTTGCGGAGTGGCAAGCTGTGGACGGCCGTCGCCGTCAAGCCGCGGGCCCGCTCTTTCGCGACCTGCGGCAGATGTTTCGGGCGCAGGCAGGGCGAGCCGGGGCACGCTTATCAGAGGACGAGTGGGCGCTCCCAGCCATGGTCCCGCAGAGACAAGGAGGGGCAAAGGGGGGCGCGCAAGCGGGCACACAGACGCGAAACGGCGACCCCCAGCCCCTGCTCGCTGAGAATGTTCTCCCCCTGCGCGAGCTGCGCCTAGAGCTCAAGGGGGCCTTCAGTGGGCTCACTGATCAAGAGCGCGCAGAGCTGGCGAGGGCGCTCGGCATCGACGAAGAGGACATCGCTGAGTACCTCGCCACCCAGAACGTGGAGAATCTGATTCAGGCGGGGTTCAACGCGGCAACTGAGCGGCTGGGGGCGGATACGAGCTTTGTCCCAGATGACCCCGATGTGGTGCAGGCGGTCGAGCGGCTGAACCGGCAGGCAAATGGGATCGCTCGCGCCACGCAAAAGAGAATGAATGGCTCCATTCGCGAGGGGCTGGCTGAAAACGAAGGCGTCGACCAGATTAAGGCCCGCGTCACCCAAAACTTACGGGACATGGCTGATGGTGGGGGCGATGCTGGGCAAGCCCGAGCCCGCCGCATCGCTTCTACGACCACCACCACGGCGTTTGAGAAGGGGCAAGACAAAGCCTTCCAGGACGTGGGCATCTACGGGCGCATGTGGCTGTCTCAGCGGGACGTACATGTGCGACGGGGGCACTTAGACGCGGACGGCCAGCAACGCGAAATGGGCGAGCCGTTTAGCGTAGCGCCTGGTAGTGGCAGCCCAGGGGAAGCGCTGGAGTTTCCCGGCGACCCAGAAGGGAGCCCAGCGAACATCATCAATTGCCGCTGCACGACTCTGCCAATCCCTGACCAGGAGACCTACGAAGAGATGCAGAGCGAAAGCCCCGATCTGTCGAATCTTCCGCAGCTGAGCTAGCCCTATGAGCGCATCCGGCATGTCTCCGAGCTGTCTCGACATGAGCAATACCGTGACGATTCCACAAGGCGCCACTGAGCAAGAGCGCCGCCGCCTGCGCCAAGAGGTTGAGCGCGTCCATCGTAATGCCCGCATCCGTGATGCATATCCAAGCCTGCGAGATGAACTCGGGTGGCGTCGGGCCATGAAGCGTCTCGCTGATCGTCACTGCTGCAGCTTTTCGACGGTGCGAAAAGTCGTTCGGGGGCAATAGTCACCAAGAAAAAGGTAGACTCACAGCCCCCACCTGTGCGGTACACACCCCCACTTGCTTTTCCACGCCTCTGTACTCCTTATGCCTACATCGGCTCCCCTCATCGTCGGCGGCGTGCGGGTGGAGGGCGGCGAGATGATGCGCGTCGTCGGCCGCACGTTTTGGGAAGAGCACGACGACCGGCCGGATGAGGACTACATCGTTCCGGAAGTGCACATCGAAGAGGCGCAGCAGTCCAGCGCTTCTGGGTGGCTTGTGGCGAAAAACCGGGCAAACGGTCGGTATTTCCGGGTGGCCTACCAGTACGACAGCAGCGCGCCGGGCACCCCGGACGTGTCGTATGCCGAGCGCAGCGACTGGGAGGCGGTAGAGGAACAGTGGGTGCCAGTAGAGGGCGAAGCGGAGCAGATGGAGGAGGAGGCCGCTGAGCGAAAGCAGGGGGGCGGCGACCGAGAAGAGACGACATCCTCGCTGCGCGGCGTCTTTGGCGAGAGCCGCGCCATCGTCGACAGCGAAATGCGCATGTCGGCCGATGAGGAGCGGACGACCATCCAGTTCATGACGGAGGACGTCGCCCGCGATGGCATGGTGCTGGAGGCCGATGGGCTGGATACCTCAGCTTACGAGGAAAACCCGGTCGTGCTCTGGCAGCACGGCCGCGACCCACGCCGCAGGGCTGAGCCTATCGCGAAGACCGTCGACATTCAGCGCAACAGCGACGGCTATCTTGCCACCATTGAGTGGCACCCCGATGACTTCAGCCAGCGCATCAAGCGGAAGGTAAAAGAGGGCTTCCTGAACGCCGCTTCGGTGGGCTGGAATACTGAAGACATGGCGCGGCACGAAAGCCCGCCACGCATCACCGAGTCCGACATGACCGAGTTTTCGATTGTGAGCGTCCCGGCCGATGCGGGGGCGCTTGTGGAG